AAATGCCCGCAACTTAAAGAAGGATAAGATTATCCAATATATAGATAGGTTGAGGGTTGATGCTAGGCGCTTGACAAGTGAGTCTGTGTCAAAAGAGGTAGAGAAACTTGATAAAGTGTATGCTGATGCTTGTGGCAAGAAGCAGTATTCCGCAGCAGTCAATGCGATAAGGCTGAAGTCGCAATTGTTGGGGTTCCTTGTTGAGAAGAAGGAAGTACAACACTCCACACTAGATGCTATGAACGATGAGGACTTGTCTACATACCTAGACCAAATCCAAAAAGATCACAACATACAATAACACGCCGCCGCCGTCCTTGTTGCAGTGATGCTTGTGCCTAGTTGCTCAGTGCGGATCCTAGGATCAAGGCGGATCAGCAGGGATCAAGTAAAATAAAAAAAATGAGGGAACGAGCTTTTTCCTCAAAAACAGAAATAAAAACAAATAGTAAAAAAAAAGTTTAATGTTGATATAAAAAATATATTAATTAATTTTATTAACTAATTAAGAAAGTAGAATTATGATTATATTATTCAAATTACCGATTAGCTTTTTAGTCTTATTAACTTTTTATACTATTCTAGTGTAGGTAGTATTATTAGTCTATAATAAGAACAAAAGTAGAACAACATTAAAACTAATACAACCGAATTATTATATTTACTTTTATTAAAAAATTTTATAATTTTAATTATATTTTAAAAATTATATTTAAGAATAAATCTTAATCTTTTTAAAATATAGAAAGTAGAAAGTTATGAAAAAAAGTAACGATAAAAAAATAATCGAGAATAAAGTAGCTTTATCTTTTAGAGAATATAAAGATAAAAAAATTTTATTTCGATTATTTAATAATAAAAGAGATAAGACGAAATCTTTTTTTATTTACGAAAAAGCGAAATTCTCGACTAATATAGAACTCGCTTTTAATAACGATTATAGAAAAATAGATATCGAATACGATACTACGAAAAATAATCGTTTTAAAAAAGTAAATCTATTAATAGATTTAAATTCGTATCTAGATAAAAATAAAAAAGACTTATATCTAGATTTAATAAATTCTAATAAAGAGTTTATTAAGACTAATAAAGTTAGTAACGATATTATCGAGAATATTAAATTCTTCGAAACTAAAATAAATAGTCTTTAATATTAAAAACTAAAATTAGAGAGCGAGATTAATTTCTCGCTCTCTTTTTTTTTATTCTTTTTTTAAGTCTTTTAAATCTAATTTTTAAAATCGTATTAAGTTTAATTAAATTTTTTTCTATAAAGTTTGAAAGAAAACCAGGGCTTTTAAGGGAGAAAGAGATAGAAAGAGTGATGAATGACTTAAATGTATATAAATTTTGGGTAGAAAAAAAATTTTTTTTATTTTATATCTTTACAATGTCTTTTTTAAATAGTAGCCTTCCGCCAATATATTGTAAAATACGCAAGGAGTATTTATATGATTTACGAAAACATCATGGAGAAAGCGAAGACTGTGTTATCTTTGGTCTCACAAGTATACAGGGTCGTGGTCTCCTTTTTAATATCATGCTACCGAACGGTGCTTGCTTTTGGCGGTTGCCAATTGCTGCCTTCTTTTCTTCGAAAATGGAAAGGAGAGAAGTGCCAGATATGCCAAACGACTTACTTGAGCTGTGGAATAGTTTTGACTATTATCATAGTGTTACTCATTTTTCTTTTTTAATCGGACAACGAGCTAAATATTTTGGTAAAGATAAAAAACTGTATCACGGTGAGTATTTGTTTACTGTTGACTGGTGTCACCCTGACTCCAATCTACTTGACACAGATCATTCTGAAATTCCTCAGGAGCATAAGTGCGCTCATATATTGGAGCTTGACAACGGTAATTATGCTGCTCAACCTAATAATCGACTATTATGGAACATTAATTCGTTCACTACGAGAAACGAAATCCCTGACTACAAAGTCCAAACAAACGAATGGAATGTAGAAAACAAGGATTGGCGGACCGAGGATACGGATAAATTTTTCTATGAAATAGAAGAAAAAAATTAGGTGTTGTTTCAAATAAGGTAGGGAGACTTACTGGAAACAGGGGTGATGGTGGGCAAAACAATTTTGTTTATATAGTATCATAAACAAATTAGAGTGAAGTATGACAGTTTCTATTTTACTTCCTACAAGGAAGAGAGTTCCCTTATTAAAAAAATGTGTAGAATCATTATTAGATAATGCAGCTGATCCAAGTAAAATTCAAATACTTTTCGGAGTAGATGACGATGATCCCGAGAGTATAGAATATTTAAAAAATATTAAACATCCAGTTAAAGCAGTAATAAAGTTTAAAAGACAAGGTTACGAAAATTTACATTTATATAATAACTCGTTAGCTTCATATGCACAAGGAATGTGGATCATGTTCTTTAATGACGATGCTATTATGCAAACTAAAAATTGGGATTTAGAAATTAATAAGTTTGATGGTCAATTTAAACTTCTTAAAGTTCGAGAACAAACAAGACATCCTTATAGTATCTTTCCTATTATGCCCTATGATTGGTTTAGATGTTTAGATCATATAAGTCTCCACGGACAAAATGATGCATGGGTCTCAGAGATTGCTTACATGTTAGATGTAATGCAAGACGTGGATATAGATGTTTTACATGATAGAGCTGATATAACTGGTAACAATAATGACGATGTCTTTAAAGAAAGAGTATACAAAGAGGGGAACCCGGATCAAGTAGGAGATTTACATCATATAAAAATGGTTAACTCTAGATTTGCGGACGCAAGTAAGTTATCTTGGTTTCTAGATAAAATTGGACAAAGTTCAGAACATTGGAAAAAGATTACTAGAAAAGAAGTTAAACCTTTTATTTTATTAGAAGAAAAATTTTTAGAGTATCAAAAAAGTGGTTCTGTAGGAGCAGGTAAACAAAATGCAAAAACCCCAGATCAAGGAAAAGTTAAAGTCAGCTATTCAGATATACAAAAAGACTAAAGATCCTAGAGCTGCAGAAGTTATTGAACACTTAAATAAGATACTATCAACTTCTAAATCTAGAGATAGTTTAATTGATTATGCAAAACATATATATCCTGGATACAAGGATCCAGCTCACATACAATTAATTGCAAAAAATCTAGAAGCTTTAGAAAAAGGAAAAATAAATAGACTAGCAGTATTTATGCCACCAAGACATGGTAAGTCTATGTTATGTTCAGAGTTCTTTCCAGCATGGTATCTTGGAAATAATCCAAATGAATTTGTAATACAATCTACTTATGCACAAGAACTTGCTGATGACTTTGGTCGTAAAGTTCGTAACCAGATAGCTAGTCCAGATTTTAATGCTGTATTTCCTCAAGTAGGTCTACGTGCTGATTCAAGTTCTGCTAAACGATTTCATACTATGCAAGGCGGAACTTATTCTGCAGTCGGTGCAGGTGGAGCTATTACAGGTAGAGGTGCACACTTATTAATTATCGATGATCCGATTAAAGGTAGAGAGGACGCAGAGTCAGAAACTCAAAGAAGAAATTTAGTAGAGTGGTATAAGTCTGTAGCTTACACAAGACTTCAACCAGGTGGTAAAATAATTATAATTCAAACACGATGGCACCAAGACGATTTAGCTGGTCACATATTAGCAGAGAGTAAAGAAGATTGGAAAATTTTAGATTTACCTGCGATAGACAATAAAGGTAATGCGTTATGGCCTGAAGCTTATTCTAAAGAAGATTTAGAAAAAATAAAAGAAACAGTTGGTCAACGTGTATGGCAAGCTCTTTATCAACAACAACCAAGTAATGATGAAGGTTCTATTATTAAAAGAGAATGGTGGAATATATATCACGAAGATAAAATTCCTACACTATCATATGTAGTTCAATCTTATGATACTGCGTTTTCTACAAAAGCTTCTGCTGACTTTTCTGCATGTACTACTTGGGGAGTATTTAATGCTCGTGACGAAAGTAATAGACCTTATGCAGCATGCTTATTATTAGATGCTTGGAAAGAAAGATTAGAATATCCAGATTTAAGAAAACGTGCACAAGATAGTTACGAAGAATGGAGACCTGATCAAGTGCTTATAGAACAACGAGCTTCGGGTCAATCTTTAATACAAGATATGAGAAGATCGGGAGTACCTGTAGTTACTTTTAATCCAGAAATAGATAAAGTTTCTAGAACTCACTCTGTTGCTTCTATGTTTGAAGGCGGGTTAGTCTTTACAATGGACGAAGATTGGACTAAAAGTGTACTAGATGAATCAGCAGCGTTTCCTTATGGAAAGCATGATGATATACACGATACTTGTATTCAAGCTTTATTGCGTATTCGTGATGGCTTTTTAGTAACGCACCCTGATGATCCAGATGATGAAGATTATGAACAACAAAGATACATTAAAAAAGACAAACATTATTACTCTTGAAAAGTATAGACCTATCAAGAAAAGACCACCTACTTCTAAAGAAGTAGAAAAAAGACAAAATGAAGAAGTAATTAATGCTTTTCATGATGCATGTATCAAGATAACTGATAAGATAGATATTAAAGGTTATGCTCTAGTAGCATGGGACGAGAAGGGAGTTCCTTGTCTTTCTTGGTCTACCGGCCATAATAAATCGCCTATTAGCGAAATGTTACTTCCTACCTTTACACAGTCGTGTTTTCAAGGTATACTAAATAGAAAATTAAGTACAACGGAGGACTTAAATGAGTAAGAATCCATTTACGAGGCAAGCGATTAGTAATCATAACACTAAAAACTATTCAGTTGAAGATGTTAAAAAATCTAATGCAAGATTTTACGAAAAGTTTCCTGAAGCTATCGAGCCAGCTGCTATGATTAAAAAAGCTATGCAAGATCCAGGTGACGAAGTAGTAAAAGAACAAACAAGACGAGAAAATGAAATGGAAAATTTCATTGGTAAAATAAATATAACTGGAGGAATCTATTAATGACAACTACACAGAAAACTACTAGAACTCCTGTTCAGTATAATTCAAGTGGAGCTGCTGCAGGTTTTGGACCACAAGCTCATCCACCTAAACAGGATCCATCTGCTGCAAATACTATTCAGGACAAGACTAAAGGTAATTCTAATTTTCATGCAGATAACATGTCTTTTATAAAAAAAATTAAAAGAGGTTAAGCATGGGAAAATATATTAAGAAAAAAGGTGAAAAACCTAATATGTATGATGTAGCAGGACCTACACACAAAGGCGAAAATGAAGCTGTTAAAGATTTAGGAAAAGTAGCTGGCAAAGGTGCAGTAGCTGGTGCAGCAACTAATGCTTATTCTAAATTTAATAATAAAATGATTAAAGATTTGAAAAAAGAATAATTATGAAAATGACAGCAGGCGCAGGCTCCGGTCTAGGTAGATTACAAAACTCTAGAATGTCAGCGCCTAAAAAGATTAAAAAAAAGGTAAAGAAAAATGTCAAGAAAAGAAAACGATGATTTCGTAGCAACTAAAGAAGAAAAAACTTTTGACGATGATGGTAACATTAAAGTTGCTGGTGTAGATAAAAAAACTACTTTATCTGAAGCATTAGGAAAAAGAAAAGGTGTTGTTATTAAAACAAATAATAAAAAACCTTTTAATATTAAAAAAATATTATTAGATCAATCTGCAGACGTAATTAAATTTAAGAAAAAATAATGGCTCGAATAAAGTTTGTAAACTTTACTCCTCGACCTAAACCACCTAAACGTCCTAGACGACATAAAAAAACTCTTAACAAACACGAAAAAAGATCGTATAAGAAATATAATCGACAAGGAAGATAATATGTTTCAATGGGATTTTGATAAACCAAGTACACCAGTTAATTTTAATACAACTCTTTCTCAAGACTTATTAGAATTTAATAATTTCTTTAATCAAAATGTTGCAGCACAAGTACCACCCATTCCAGCACAAGCTATGCCACCTATGAATTTTTCTGGAAATGCTTTAAGTAATTTTCAAGAACAAGAAGAACAACCTATTTTAGATTATATGACTTATGATACTCCAGAACCTTTTGAAGTAGATGATTTAGAAAATACTGAAAAACCAACAATTACTAATCAAGAATATTTAGGATTACTTGATTCACAAGAAGCATTAAATCCATATGGCCAGAACAAGAATCAGACCTAGAAGACGTAGAGAAAATCCTATAAGAAAAACTACCGGTAAAGGTGGTAATTATAGATCAACTAGATCAGGAGCAGGAATGACACGTAAAGGTGTTGCTGCATACAGACGAGCTAACCCTGGTTCTAAATTAAAAACTGCAGTTACTGGTAAAGTAAAAAAAGGAAGTAAAGCCGCTAAACGTAGAAAATCTTATTGTGCTAGATCATTAGGACAATTAAAACGAGCTTCAGCTAAAACAAGAAATGACCCTAATTCTAGAATAAGACAAGCTAGACGTAGATGGAAGTGCTAGACGCATAGCAACTTTTGTTATATATTACATATCCAAAAAGGAAAAAACTAATTTTATGAGTACATCTATGAATTACTATTTTACAGGTATTTTAATTTTAGGTTTTTTATTTTTAGCTTTTTGTATGGGGCCAATATGAAAGTTAGTGAAAATACAAATGTAAGTATGCCTATCAAGAATATGATAGGTATCGTAGTTGCAGTTGCTATGGGAATATTTGCATATACAGAAGTTACAGCAAGATTAACAAGTTTAGAAACATCAAGAGAATTGTTTCAAGCTGATCTCCTTAAAAAATCTGAACAATTACCAACTGACCAAGAACAATTTATGTTACTTGAGGATTTATATAAAACAGTGGAAAAGATAGAAACTAGAATAGAAGATATGATGCACAATAAAGTTAATATACAATTCTTACAAAAACAAACTGAAAAACTTCTAGAAGATGTAGAAGATTTAAAGGATAAAGTAAGAGCAAATGGTAATGGAGCCCACTGATGACAGAGTTAATTATAGCACTTCTTATGATTGTGAATGGAGAGATTAAAGAACACAGAATTCAAACAACTATGTCCGAATGCCTTAAAGGCAAAAGACTTGCAACGAGGACAAATAAGAATAATAACATTGAATACCAGTGTATTAAGTCAATGGCAGAGCTAGAAAGTAACATTGACGGATCTCGATCAATTAAGAAATTAATACTAGAATAATCAAAATTTTTGTTTTATATCTCTATATAGGAAAGTATGGTATGAACCAGGAGGTATATTGATATGAAAAAACAAGGATACAATGCAAGAAAAGATGAACAGCTAGGCATGACTAGAGGAAAACAATCTGGTAAAAAAATGTCTATGGCTGGTCGAAGAAAAGTAGCGAAAGCTACAAGAAAACCAAAAGGCACTTACGGTTTTAAAAAGAAAAAATAGTAGGTGATAAACAGAGAAGGATTTGGGAAACTTATGAAAAAAGGTTATCACAAAACTAAAAGCGGACGTATAGCTAAAAAAGGTTTGTATTATAATATGAACAAAAGAAAAAAAGCAGGGACTAGCCGTAAAGGTAAAGGAACTGTTACTGATGCTGCATTAAGACGTTCTGCAAAAACTGCTAAAAGCTAATGCCTTTTAGATCAGAAAAACAAAGAAGATATCTCTGGAAAAATAATCCAAAGATAGCAAAAAGTTGGTCTAAAAAGTACGGAAGTAAAATAGCAAAAAAGAAGAAGAAAAAATAATGGAAGTTGAATTAGATAAAAAAAAACTACAATTTACAAATGAAAATGGTGAAAAAGTAAATGTAGATATAGATCAAGAGCAAACAGAAAAAGAAGAAGAAGCTTTTGAAAGTAATCATTATTCTAATTTAGCCGAAGAATTACCTGAACAAGAAATCAATCTTATAGGAAAAGAATTAGTACGTGCCTATGAAGATGATAAAAGCTCTCGAAAAAATTGGGAAGACCAATATTCAAAAGGTTTACGAATGTTAGGTGTAGTTGTAGAAGATAGACAAGACCCATTCCCGGGAGCTTCAGGTGTTCATCATCCATTACTTGCTGAGGCAGCAACACAGTTTCAAGCTAGAGCTATTGCTGAAATTTTTCCTGCTGGTGGTCCAGTTAAAACTCAAATTATTGGAAAAATAACAGATAAAAAAATAGATCAATCTCAAAGAGTTCAAGATTTTATGAACTTTCAAATTACACACGAAATACCAGATTATTTTAATGAATTAGATCAAATGTTATTTTATTTAGCACTTGCAGGTAGTGCTTTTAAAAAAGTTTATTTTGATAATACTCTAGACAGAATTTGTTCAAAATTTGTACCAGCAGAAGAATTTGTAATATCTATGGAAAATACAGATTTAGAAACTGCAGAACGATATACTCAAGTAATGAAACTTACAAGAAATGATATTCGAAAACATCAAGTATCAGGTTATTATAAAGATATACCATTAAGTAAAGCTGAAACTACTCCAGGTTCTAATGATGGAGATATGGTTAATCAAACTTTACAAAGATTAGAAGGTATGACACCTAGTATGGCAGATAAGATACATACTGTATTAGAAGTACATACTAATTTAGATTTAGGAGAAGATAAAAACGAACTAGCTTTACCTTACATAGTTACAATAGATTTAGATTCACAAAAAGTATTATCTATAAGACGTAATTGGAAAGAAGAAGATTCATTAAGAAGAAAAAGAACTTATTTTATACACTATAAATATCTTCCGGGCTTGGGCTTTTATGGCTTCGGCCTTATTCAAATGATCGGCGGACTTCAACATGCAAGCACTGGTGCTTTAAGAGCACTACTAGATTCAGCTGCCTTTGCCAACCTCAATGGAGGATTTAGAGCTAAAGGAGCAAGAATAGAAGGTGGAGACATTACTGTTTCTCCTGGTGAATGGGTTGAAGTTGAAGCTTATGGTGATGATCTTCGAAAGAGTTTTATCCCTCTTCCTTTCAAAGAACCTTCACCTACTCTCTTACAATTATTAGGTGTTTTAACTGAGTCCGGGAGACGTTTTGCATCAATAGCTGATGCTATGATTGGTGATTCTGCTGGATCTGGTCCTGTTGGAACTACAATCGCTTTAATAGAACAAGGTTCTAAAGTATATTCAGCTATACACAAAAGAATTCATCAAGCTCAAGGTAGAGAATTTAGATTAATTTACGAACTTAATGGAGAATATTTAGATGATGAATATTCCTTTGAAGTTATAGGAGAAAATAAAAAAATTAGAAGAAAAGATTTTACAGCTTCTATAAGTGTCGTACCTGTTTCTGATCCTAATATATTTTCACAAGCTCAAAGAATTGCTTTAGCACAAACTGGTTTACAACTAGCTCAAGCTTCACCAGATATTATAGATGTTAAAGAAGCAACAAGAAGATTTTTACAAGCTCTTAATATTCCTGATTATTTAGATTTAATGATAGAAGATGAAGATACACCTAGACGTGATCCAGTATCCGAGAATATGGCTTTATTAAATGGTAAACCAATTCAAGTATTTGAAGATCAAGATCATCAAGCTCATATACAAGTACATTCACAATTTATTAATGATCCTAGATTTGGTGGAAATCCTGAAGCTAAAGAAAGACTATACCCTGCA